AGAAAGCAAATGATTTCGTTGCAAAAGAAAAAAGGCAGCAACATCATATGTTGTGTATGCTGAAAACTCAGCGTAACACACAGAGAAAAAACATAAATACCACAACCATAATTTCAACCGGAGAAAACAATGCTGAGATTCAAACAATTCATAGAAAAACAAGAAAGCGATCCGTGTCTACAAGAGCAGCTTCAAATACGTCACGGTGGTTGGATTAGCGAATATTATGCCAATAAGCTCTGGGAAGAAGCCAAACTTAGCGGCCCTGGTCAACGTTCAGAGCGTGTTTCTGCTTCTCAAGAAGCTAAGTATGCTGATAAAATGAAACCAATACTACAGCATTTCCATGACACATACGGCCCTGCTGATGAAAAACCGGCTTCAACTTCCCAAATGGCAGATGAAATCAAACAGCGCTTCAAGCATCTTGACGATTTGAAAGCAAACGATCCCGCTGAATATAAAGCAACTATGGCACGCGCCACTAAAAAATTGACTATGCAAAATGGTTCTACGCTTGGTCATCCAGTCGCAGCAAACGCAAAAACTGATACTGTCAATCAAATTCCTGGTAAAGACGCGCCAAAAGGACATGTACCAGTTAGTATGGCATTCACCCCTGATATAGCAAGACATTATACAGGAACGAATACAAACGAATTCGTCGAAAGAAACGTTTGTTCTGGCTCTTCACAGGGATGCAGAACAGCGTGTTTGGCCAAAACAGGCAATTACGCTTTCACTGGTAACAAGGCTCTTATGGATGCAAGAACACAAAGATTGACGCATAATGCAAATGCTCGACAACACCACGCCGATTTGGTTCACGGCGCTCTTACAAAAGCAACGAAAGACGCTGAAAATGATGGAAAGGGTATTATTGTACGAACAGCCGTTTCCGATGATGTTGGGCCTGAAATTCATGATTCGGCAATTGCACAATCATTTCCACAAGCAAAACGCATGCGATATACAAAAAAAGTTCCCAGCAAGGAGCATAATTCGGAAGGACAGCATCAGCATACGTGGTCTGATACTGGTCCAATGGTACAAAGATCAACATCCAAAGATGGAACTGTAACAAAAACTATAAACAACGAAAATTTAACCCGACGTTCACTCGATAGCAAGGTGTCTTCTCATCCAAGATATATGGTTTTCAATCAACATAGAGGGAGCGAAGATTCTGGCAAAAACATCGATCATTTGAAACGAGTGCGCAAATACGAACCATATGCCTCCCAACCAGAAGAAGGTGAAAAGGATGAGTATCATCATTCCGATGGTTATGGTCGTGTAGCACACACGGGTGCTGATGGTGTACGAAGAAGTTTTCGATATCAAGATCATTCTGTTGTTCACAATGCTACAACAACAGATGGAAAATCTTTGCGCCCATATGAACATGATGCCAGAATACCAGAAGTTGATAAACCAAAAGAATCACTTAGGGATAGAAACGGCAAAAAGGTTGGCGGCATTGTCCCATCGCTTTCTGTAAAAAGCACTCCAAAAAAAGAATTGGAAGACTCTGGTTTTTTCCACCATGTGGAAAACATAGACCACAATGGAATTTATCATGACGGCCATCCTGCTGAAATGGAAGAAGCTGGTCATAATCCAGAACGTAAACCAACAGGCCAACCAGTAGTTACACCGACAGGCAAAAAATGACAAGAAAAGATGATGATGTACTAGCGGATGCTTTGGGTGTCAAACCAATGCCAACGACAATAACGGTTCGACAAACAAAGCTTCCTAGTTCAGCAAAAGAAACCAACGACGAAAAGTTCGATGAGGTTCGAGAGAATATCAAACGCCTCATCGAACTTGGAGAAATGTCGTACAATGAACTGGTTCAAGTGGCGTCAAGTTCACAAGAACCACGCGCGTTTGAAGTTCTCAGTTCTTTGCTGCACAATATGGTTGCAGCAAACAAACAGTTGTTGGAAATCGAAAAGCTAAAGCTTGAAATTGACGAGAAACAAGGCGGCAACGCACAACCACAAACCGTGCACAACAATCTGATTGTAACAAGCACGGCTGACATTCTTGAAAAGCTCAATAAGAAGAAAGACGAACAATGAGTTTAACACAAACGGCAATAGAAATATTAGCCAACTTGTATGGGCAATCTGTTGCGCCTGGATCATATTCTGCCGATTCGCCACATACTCACGCCAAAGGCAAAACCGTTGTTCCTCAAACGCGTGGTCGAGCAAAGGAAGAAAAGCCGCTTGGACCAATAGATATTGAACTCAAACGCCAAGCAAAAGCTGCTTTGGGAAGACTGCACAGGCGTATTGCTAGAAAGATGAAATCCAACAACCAAGATGGCAATGGAAAAACAATGCGCGTAACAAGGAAAAACCACAAAAGCGGATTGGGGCATGATTGGCACCAAGACCCCGATGGAACGCACGTTTATCGACACCATCCAAACAGCAGCGAAGCAATTTTGCAAAAGATCAAGCGTGTTCAAGAATCATTGCGTGCATTGCAAAAACTCAAAAAATTGAATGAAGAAATACCTGCTTATGGGCACGAAGGAAGAGCAGCAAGAGATGCTAAAATTGCATTCATTGCTCACCGTTTGTCACGAAGAGCAATGAACAGACCAACGCTGCCGTCTTGGCAAGGTGGCAAAGCAATCAAACAATCATATCGAGAAGGTTCCATTACAAAGGCTGGCAGAGGTTTGAAACCAGACCAAGCAACTGGTGTTCGATTGACTGCAAGTGGAATGGTTGGAACACACAACGGTCCTGGTGATCCCGATGCTTGGATACACAACCATCCAAAAAATGGTCTTGTTCTGAGTAGAGAAAAACCCGAAGGCGCTGATATCGTTACTCCAAAACCGAGAACAAGGACAAGGACAAACAGAGGAAGAAACCGCCAACCAAATGCAATTGTTACTGCATTTAAGAATCTTTTGGGTAGAAGCAAAAGCGCAGGATCATTTAGAGTAGAAAGCTACCAAAACACACCAGCCAATCGTGAAATTGGCACAGATTCATTGACTGACATATATGCTTCTGAAACGCCAGGAGAGGGTGGAAAATGCAAAAAGTGCCGTTGCAAAAAATGCATTTGCAAGCACATTCAAGAAATCAAGGAAGCCAAGAAAAAATCTCGTTGTTGGAAAGGCTACAAACCAACTCCTGGCAAAAAACCGTACACCAAAGGTTCGTGCCAACCGATTGAAGAAGTAAAGAAAGAATATCAAAGTCCTGCTGGTGGCTTGAATGCAAAAGGGCGCGCATACTTCAAAAGAACAGAAGGTTCTAATTTACAAGCACCAGTGACTGGTAAAGTTAAACCAGGAAGCAAAGCAGCCAAACGTCGCAAAAGTTTTTGTGCACGCTCTCGTGGATGGAACGGTGAGCGTGGGAGGGCTGCTAGAAGAAGATGGAAATGTTGAGTTTCAAAAAATTCATAATGGGCGTCTCCGAAGAAAGAAACTCACTATCTGTGCAGTCAACAATGCGAGCAATTGATTCTCAATCGGATAGATATCAAAGACAATTCAATCATCCAAATGCTCCAAAACACATTCCATTGAAAGGACATAAGGGAGCAGTTTCTGATCACTTTTGGGACACCTATAAGGAACGAACACCAGAGTTGGGCGCTTACAAAAAACGAACATTTAAACTAGGCGATCTCACGCCATCCCAACCAAATGTCCACATAAACAAACTTTCCGTAATGAGAAAAAAGCTTTTGCGTCCAAAATTGAGACCACGCAAAGCAAAAGATGAAATTCGCATCGCATCATTGACTGGTGAAGATGGCGTTAAAAGACATTTTGTATTGAATGGACACCATTCGCTTTATGCATTGGCTGTGCGTCATGGGCCAGATCATGCCGTCAGAGTAAAACACGTAGACTTGGATGAACACGAATAATGGATACAAATTATGGTGGTTACAGGGGTTCGAGCAATCTAAAAAAAGCCAACACGATTATACCCTGGTCAGAAGAAAGAATTGCAGAACTGCAAAGATGCGCTGCTGATCCGATTAACTTTGCAGAAAACTACATGCAAGTCGTTCACGTTGATCGTGGTCTCGAACAAATACGTCTGTATCCATACCAAAGAGAAATCATTCAATCAGTACACGAAACAAATGCTGTTGTTGCCGAATGTGCCAGACAGAGCGGAAAGGCGCTTCCTCTAGACACTCCAATACCAACACCCAATGGTTGGACTACTATGGGCGATTTGCAGCCAGGAGATCGGCTGTTTGATGAAAATGGAAAGCCAACAACCGTAAAATCCATCTCCAAAACATTTTATAATCACGATTGTTACAAGATAACATTTGATGATGGTACTTCCGTCAAAGCAGATGCAGAACATTTATGGGTTGTTGAACGAGCAAATCCAAGCAAACGCTCCATCAAGAAAAAACAATTGACGACAGAACAACTATTCGAATCTGAATTTATCAAGGAAGATTCACGAGGAAAGTTTGTTTCGCGATGGAAAATAGCTCTTGCTGGTGCTGTTGAATATGAACCACAAGAAATAAAAATTGATCCATATCTTCTTGGGGTTTGGTTGGGTGATGGGCACACAGATTGTGGAAGAATAACATGTCACATAGATGATCTTCCCTTCTACAAAGAACAATTTTCATATAAATTTTCTGACAATGCAGAAACAAGAAATCCTAATGTTTACACAGGAACTCTTTATGGTTTAGTCACTGAACTGAAAGAATATGATCTGATTGGTTCAAAATACATTCCGCGATGTTATCAGTACAATTCAATTGATGTTCGCCTTGCTCTATTACAAGGACTGATGGATTCCGATGGAACAGTAGAAAAAAATGGTAGGAACTGTCTGTGTTTTTCTTATAGTAAGAATTCAAAACTCATTGAAGGAGCACATGAACTTCTATTGGGTCTCGGTTTAAAGGTACAGAGAAAGGAATATCCAAGCACAAATTCAGTTCGCCTATATTTCAATTGTCCTCGATCCAAGTTTGATGTGTTTCGTTTACCAAGGAAGCTGGAAAAACAGCAAATTGATAATCCGAGAAAATACCACACTAACTATAGATACATTCGAAACATTGAGAGAATAGACTCCGTTCCTACTAAATGCATCGAAGTGTCGAATGATTCACACCTATTCTTGTGTTCGCGTTATTTTATACCAACACACAACACGACAGCAATCACGGCGATCATTCTGCATTATGTCATATTCAACCATCACAAAAACGTTGCCATTCTTGCCAACAAGGCAGAAGTGTCGCGTGAAATTCTGGCGCGAATAAAGCTCGCATACGAGCATTTACCTCAATGGCTACAACAGGGTGTGGTAGAGTGGAATAAGGGCTCCATCGTCCTAGAAAACGGTTCTAGGATCATGGCAACAGCCACTAGCTCAAACAACATTCGTGGCTTTGCAGTGAACATGCTCTTCATCGACGAAGCGGCGTTTATTGAAAATTGGGATGAATTCTTCACATCGGTGTATCCAACGATTTCATCAGGCGAAACAACCAAACTCATTCTTGTTAGTACAGTCAACGGACTAAATCACTTTCACAAAGTCACGCAGCTTGCAAGACAGAAGAAAAATCGCTTCAAGCTGATTTCTGTCACCTGGAAAGATGTTCCTGGTCGTGACGAAAAGTGGCGCGAACGTACACTTGCTGACATGAACTATGACTATGAAAAATTCGCACAAGAATATGAAAACGAATACTTGGGTTCCTCTGGAACTCTCATAACTGGCTCTAAGCTGAAACAACTTGTAGAAGGAATCGAACTTCCTTCTCATGATGTTTTGGGCCTTAAAGTGTACGAGCAGTACAAGAAAGGGGATGAGTATGTTATGGTTTGCGATGTTTCGAGGGGCAAGGGTATAGACTACTCTGCCTTTCAGCTAATCAATATATCAAAAATGCCATACAGACAAGCGGCTGTTTTTCGAAATAACATGATAACACCAATTGAATTCACGGAAATCATCAATCGTTTTGGACGCATGTATGGCGATTGTGCCGTTATGATCGAGGTAAACGATATCGGCGCACAAGTAGCAGATTTGCTATTCTTTGATTATGAATACGAGAATATGTTGTTTACAGCAACACAAGGCTCTCGTGGCAAAACAGTCACCACCAGTTTGAGAAAAACCACAGACAAGGGAGTTCGTACAACGCTTCCTGTAAAGAACATAGGCTGTTCAATTCTCAAATTGCTGATAGAACAAGATCAACTTCTACTGTACGACGAAAATACAATTCATGAGTTAGCAACGTTTTCGCAAAAGGGAAAATCCTACGAAGCGGAAGTAGGCAAGCACGATGATTTGGTAATGTGTTTGGTTCTCTTTGCGTGGTTAACAGAACAGCAGTATTTCAAAATGCTCACTGATCTGAATACTTTGATGGGCATTCGAGAACGTGAGCAAAAGGAATTGGAAGATGAATTGCTGCCAATAGGATTTGTCGATAGAGGTATAGCAGAAAACAGAAGCTTGGATTTGGAGTTGAACTTGCACAAAGATGAAAACTGGCAAATAGCCGACTGAAAACGCCATTTTGATAAATACAAGAACAAATACACTAATGTATGTCCTCTAAAAATATAGGGAGAAAAGAAAAATGGCTACTTCACTCATTTCACCGGGTGTAGAGGTTCGTGAAATCGATCTCACAACTATCGTACCTAGTGTGTCTACTACAGAATGTGCCATTGCGGGTGTTTTTCGTTGGGGACCAGTTGACGAAAGGGTTTTGATTGATTCAGAAGTCAAACTCGTAAGTCGATTTGGCAAACCAAATAGCAGCAACTACGAAACTTGGTTTACTGGTGCTTCTGCGCTTGCGTATGGTAATAAGCTCTGGACAGTTCGTGTTGGTAATACTGCTGGTCTTTCACCTTCTGTCACAGCCAACGTCCAAACAGGCAACGCAACAGTAACTCTATCAACCGGCAATACGCAATACCTCGAAGCGGGGATGGTAGTCATTTCATCTGCCAACGCTGGTCTTAGTGTTGGTGCAACAATTGGCAGCGTTTTGAACTCTACCGCTTTTACTCTTTCGGCTAACAGCGGTGCTATTGCCACCAAAACAGAAGATGCTATTCAATTTCGCTCGAACACTCTTTTCTCTGCTGTTGGTAACACTGGACCAGTTGCAAACCTGGAATATTCAACGATTGTCAATGAAGCAGATTGGCTGAGTAAAGAAGGCAACATCGACACCGATGTCAAGTACATTGCACGACATCCTGGTGAATATGGCAACTCGTTGCGCGTCTCTGTTTGTGGCAACTCAGCCGGTTTCACTTCAACAATCAATCTTGCTTCATATGGCGCACCTGCTCGTTTTCAAGCCAACACAAACTCCAACACGGCCCTGATCTCGATTGCTGGTGCAGCAAACGCAGACAACGTGACAAATGCTACAGCACTTGCTGCATTGCTGAATACAACGGACTTGATTAAGTTTGGCAACACAACACTTGGTGAACAGTATATGAAAATTACTGCCATCACCAATGCTGCATCGTTTACTACATATGGAACAACAGAAGTTGATGTTGATATCACGACAACGGTTGGCAACACCACAGTTGTTGCAAACAACACAACGTCGCTTGCTGCTGGCATGGAATTGACTTCTGGTAATAACAGCCTCACCGGCCTGATTATCACATCTGTGACCAACGCAACAGCCTTTGTTGTCGATTCTGCTCCTATCGTCGCTGTCTCGACAGATGCAATGACTATTTCGCCACGTCTGACGCTGCAAGTTGATTTTGAAGATCGTTTCACTCGTGCAACGAACTATACGTTCAACTCTGCGAATGCAACCACGCGAACCTTCAATCGTTATTGGGAATTCTACAATTTCATTGATGTTGCTCCTGGTCAATCTGATTACAATCGCGCATTTGGTAACTCTTCTGCCAATGATGAAATTCACCTTGTTGTTGTTGACGAAGGCGGCAAATTCACTGGTGTTCCTGGCAGCGTTCTCGAAACGTATAGCTCTGTGTCGATTGCAACCGACGCGAAAAACACGGATGGTTCTGGAAACTACTACAGGAATGTCGTCAACGATCAATCGGAATACGTTTGGATTCCGAACGATCTGAGTGGTATTACTTCAAACACCGCTGTCAATGTAACATCACCGACTATTGATGTCCTTTCTGTACGATTGGCACATGGTGCTGATGGCAAAGACGAAAGCAATATCGAAATCGGTGAATTGACTGGTGGTTATGATAAGTTTCAATCAAAAGAAGACGTTGAGGACATTTCGCTTGTTCTTCAAGGCAAAGCTCGTTCTTCAACCCTGGCAAACTATCTGATCGATAACCTTTGTGAGTATCGCAAGGATTGTATTGTTCTCATTTCACCACAACGCGGTGATGTTGTTAACAATCCGAATAACGAACTCGATGCAGTCAAGACTTTCCGAAACCTACTTCGCTCGACATCATATGGTGTTTTGGATAGTGGTTATAAGTACATGTTTGATCGATACAACGATCAATATCGTTGGGTTCCTCTCAATGGTGATACTGCTGGTCTGTGCGTTCGTACTGATCGAACAACCGATCCATGGTATTCACCAGCCGGTTTGAATCGTGGTCAAATCAAAAACATTGTTCGACTGGCATGGAATCCAAGCAATGCAGATCGCGATGAACTTTACAAAAATGGAATCAACCCTGTTGTGACGTTCAAGCGTCAAGGAACTGTTCTGTTTGGTGACAAGACATTGCTCAGCAAACCTAGTGCTTTTGATCGCATTAACGTTCGTCGCTTGTTTATTGTTCTCGAAAAAGCAATCTCACGCGCATCGAAATATACACTCTTCGAATTTAACGACGAATTTACTCGTCTGCAATTCAAGAATTTGGTTGTTCCGTATCTGCGTGATATTCAAGGCCGACGAGGCATTACTGATTTCCTTGTGGTTTGTGACGAAACCAACAACACACCAACCGTTGTTGATCGAAACGAATTCATTGGGGATATCTATGTGAAACCTGCTCGCTCGATAAATTTTATACAACTGAACTTCATTGCAGTGCCTACTGGTGTTGCGTTCAGCGAAGTGGTGAACCAGTTCTAACAGGATACATTATGATTATAGATGATTACGTTGAAATAACCATAGTACCAGCCAATCAAAAGTATTGGCTGGGTCTTGGTTATGATATACCAAAAGTTGGTGGCCGTGCTAATGTTAACGGCCACCACAAACTGAAGGTAAAGGTTTCTGATTTGCCGCCAAAGTCTAACGTTCGCGTTAGATGTAAATGTGATAATTGCCATGTGGAATACACCAATAGGTATGCTAGGACCAAAGATTTCAACTTTTGTTCCGATTGTCATCGAGTTTTAATTGCTATTGGTAATGACTATGGCAAAGCAAATAAAGGCAAATCACTACCACACATGAGTGGTGAAAATCATCCCAGGTGGAATCCTGATAAAAAAGAATTTCAAGAGTATGCAAACAGAGTACGATGGCTCACAGAAAAAACGTACAGAAAAAACAGAAGTAAGATAAACCCAAAGAATTACCCAAGAACACTATGTGGCATTGAAGGTGGCTATCAGTTAGATCATAAGATTTCCGTGAAGGAAGGCTTTGATAAAAACATAACTCCCGAAGAAATAGCATCGGTTGACAATCTTCAAATGCTCACTTGGGAAAACAACAGAACTAAACACGTATCATAAATACCTAAAATATAACAAGGGAGTTCCAATAATGGCTTTCAACATCGAGGAATTTAAGGCTTCTGGTCCAGTTTTAGGCGGTGCTCGCCCATCACTGTTCTACGTGGTCATTCCAGATTGGCCGGGATCGACTACAGATTCACAAACCGCTTTTCGCTTCATGTGTCGCACGTCGAGCATACCGCCTTCACAGATTGGTGCTATTGATGTTCCTTACTTTGGTCGCCAAATTAAGCTGGCTGGTGATCGTGTTTATGCTGACTGGAACGTCACAATTATCAATGACGAATCATACAACATTCGTAAACCGATAGAATCGTGGCATAGTAATATGAACCAACACATTCAAAACCTTCCGACTGGTGGTGTTACGCCAGAACCAAGAAGCTACAAACGAGATGCCGTTATTCGCCACTATTCAAAAGATGGCAGCGTGATTGCTACGTATACAATTCGTGGCATGTTTCCGATCAACATTTCTCAAATGGGACTTGATTGGGATGCTACCAACCAAATCCAAACGTTTGATGTAGATTTTGCTCTCGATTACTGGTTGCCGGGTGATGATATCGGACTTGACGAAACAGCATTCGATATCGAAAACGCACGAAATCTCTTCAACGCACTCGTCTAATCGATTCATGGATAATATGATGTTCAAGGAGAATGCATTTTGGCCATAAGATTATTTGGATACGAAATAAAAAGAGCAGACGAAGAAACGAAACAGGAG